GAAGGAATTGTACAGACATTTAAGTCTGCCAACAACATCCCTCGAATTCTCCACATCATGTGCGGGATTGTCAAAGACTCTCCCGACCGTGGTCTGAATCGGCAAGAACCAATGAAGGTTCTCACCATCCAACTTTACACACACATGCTCCTCTGGCTTCATACATTGAAACACTTTGGGCGCCATCCTCTTGATGGTCTTTTGAGCTCTGCGAAGACCCTGATCTGGGTCGTACTCGGGTCGAACAAGCTGAAGGTTTGGTGCATCTGCGCCGTAACGCATTACTTCAGTGTGAGCGTTCTTGAACATCTGGTTCAATGTCCATTCAAATCCACGTTCGACTGCCGGTCCCTCCGTCCAGACTTCATGCCAGGGCAATCCAGGAAATCTTCTGACACAAGGATCCATGTGTCTTTTCCAGACTGCCATAGTCTTTTCTCGCATGACGTCTGAGAGGCCGCCAAGCAACTGCTCACGGATTTTCAAGCAGTTCTTGACACGAAACCAGATGGGATCTGAAACGTCTTCTGGATCAAAGTACTCCAGTCCGTTTCTGCAGATGGTAAGGTCCTTGGAACAATCCTGCTTCTTGCGAAAAGTAAGCAGGCCAAAGTTCACGTAGCCAACTTTCTTGGCTTCCTTAACGCGAACCTGATGGGATAAAGAATATCCCAACTCCTCAGTGAACACTCTTTCCGTAGTCACGGAATAGAGTTCAGAATTTATCTGAAGAATCTTTTCTGAAAAAAGATTCTTGCCCACCGAGGGTTCCAAACCAACCGCGGAAACCATTCGTTTCCAGATACCATAATGCCTATCGTCCCCAGTGAATAGAATATCATCACCATTAATTAAAACAGGATGAAAACGCTTCACCTCGCGAGTTGACATCTGACAGTTGTTCAACTCCTCCACACTCAAGTGATATGCAACATAATTGCACAAACACAAGATTGGAAAGGAGATTGGATTCCCCATCAGTTGCCCATTCGTCTGCATCACCTCAGCAGGGACGTTAAAGAGCTTTAGAAGATCAGCTCTTAACTCATCCAGGGTGTCGGTCAAATACCGTTCATCCTGGGGTAGGCACTCTGGCCGATACACCACCTTTGCTTTGTACAACGAATCAAACGCAAAGAATGATGCCACCCCTTCACAGTTCCTGAGACACCAGCGCGCAACTATTTTAGAGAAATCCGCGTTGAGGTTGTCTGTAGCAGCTTTAAAGTCGCCGCTAATGAACTTTCTACCTCCGCACCAGGACCCAAGAACAGGTCCCAGCACTTCAGCAGAAAGAGACTCCCCCACAAGGCGGAAAAATCCAGTCCAGTGGTTACGAACTGAACGCCAGATGGTACGCTGCACCACCCTCATGTTGTGGTAATTTCCCACGTGAGGCTTTGTGATGATTCGTACCTTCATGGGTTCCAAGATGCAATTAGGCATCGCGATAAACCCGGTTCCATCCCCGTTCTTCAGCTCAGTAAGCAGGTCGAAACATTCTAAATTAGAGAATATTGTCGCCCTGACTTGCTTTGGCCTCAGCCCAGAAGTGTACCCGAGCAATTCGTGCTCCCTCACACATCCCTTCCCCCAGGATCTCAGAACTTGGCAGGCATATCCAACGTTACCTCCGGCCCCATAACCCATTTCTAGAGTAGACTTTCGACTGAATCGATTATTCTGTCGAGAAGGCTTCTCTATTGTGGGTGGCTCCGAAAAGAGGTCATCTAAAACTCTCTCCACCTGACTCAAAATAGTCTCCGGTGTGGTCTTAACTTTGGATAGAGCTTCTGAATGATCTTTCAAGCTCTTCGCCACCTGCTCCAAACGAGCAGGCAGAAGTCCCTTCTTAAATCCCTGGAATAGGGTATAAACATGAAGTTGGGACTTCATCGCCATCATCTTTCGTGCACTTCGCAGTTTGCCAAAGTGCACTCGCAGAGTTCTCGGCAGTAGACGATCTCCTATCCAGAAGGTCTGACTTCTCACTGGTAGTTCCAGCCTGTAGTGTTGATTAAACATCCACGTGACTGAATACTTCCATTGAGAAATCAGATCTCCTGAACAAGAGACCAGACCAAGTAGATAGCAGTAACTACGTTCTGGAATAGTAACTCCCAGAACCTCACAGAGTTCAGAAACCCTGCGAAAGTAGTCCATTGCCTCATCCACTGCCACATCCAACAAGTGATTCACTGTCAAACCTAAAGAACAAAGGTCCGGCAGACTTGTTAGTGCCCAATCCCGCAGCCTGGTCAAAAGAGTACGAGCTACAACAGTAGAAAAACCATAATTCATGGTTAGTAATACTGTTTGCTCCTCGAGATACTCTTCCCGCTTCGAGACGTCGCCCCCCTTCAATAAGTTCTCTAGAAGGGCCCGCAGCCAATTTACTATTTGGCCCTGTACAGCGCTTAGACCCAGCCTTTCGGTCTGGGTCGCCATAAACG